TAAATGTACCAGATTGCATTTGAATTTCAAGAAGTTTTGGAGTACAGTACTTAGTTACATTAACACCATCAAAGAAAGCAAACATTTCTGTTAATGGTTTGCACTTAGTAACTCTAACTTCAATATTTCTGGAACGCATTATTTGAATAACATCCCTACTTACAACTTTATCCCCTAAAGATTCATTATCCCACTGTTCTGTTACAACTTTTCTTGTACCAGTTCTAGTAGAAACACCAGTATCAAATGTATCTCTAATAGTATCTTCATGAGTAGTAGTTTCTGTAACATCCCACCAACGTCTATGGTCTACACCACCACCACCATTAATCCAACCAAGGTTAACAATTTCCTCTTCTCTCTGAGTAGTTTGACTGGTTCTTCTAACTTTACGTTCTGAAGTATCCTGTCCAGTCCAGTTAGTTTCCCAAGAATTCCATTGAATTGGTGCCATACCAGTTTGAGGATCAACTCCAAACTGTTGCATAGCTCTTGCCATAGTTCCTGCAAAATTACCCTCTTGCTTAATAATCTTAGCTTTAATTCTTGCAGTATCTACCCAAGTATCTGAAGAAGGAGTTATTTTTACAGCTGCTTGCCAGAAACTAACCAAGAAAGGTGTAACACTTTCAGTTCTTGTAGCAAATTGCTGACTTAACCATTCTTTTTCAGAGTAATCTAAAGTAACAACTCCTTCACCCTTTTTAATATTTGTACCTTCTGGATCTAAGAATGATCTATCAGTATCAGCAGATACACCTTCAACAGGTCCAGACATTAAATCAATAGAAGTTGTATAATGCTGTGCTCTCAATTCCTTATTAGCAGGATCAACACTATTCCTTACTCTAAAAGAAGTTTCTTGTGTTTTAATACTTGTAAAATTATCAACATAGAATCCAGATTTAAACTTGTTTAATCCATCTGCATCAGGAATAAACATATTAGAAGTATCTGTTTCAAGTAGTGATAAAGATGTATAATATTCAAGGTTCTTGATTCTATCCTCAAGATCCTTAATATCCTTCATCCTATATCTCTTATGTTGTAGGAAGTCAAGTCCGACTCCACTTTCAACATCAAAAAGATATGGTGCTATTTCTGCACTACCAACTTCTATAGAATCTTCAATTGTTACAGGTCTTTCTGGTTTTTCTGCTGGATCTCCATATTGTACTTGGAATCTTCCATCTTTAGTCAAGAAAATTCTATCAATTCTACCAAGATAGAAGGAGAAATTAGTAACAATAGACTCATCAGATGCTAATATATTCTTAGCAGAATTTCCAGATCCATCAAAAGATCTTCCATAAAATTCTAAAGGAGATCTTACATCTTCAACTACAGTATAATTTGTAACTTTTGGTCTTATATCGATTGTATCTGTTACTCTTTCTCCATTAATAGTTGGAATATCTTTACCATAATCCCAAGTATTATAGGAATTCTTTGTAGTAATATCTCCTTCATCTGTAGACTCATAATATCCATTACTAAAGTATATCTTCAGACCTTTTGTTGGAGATTTAGCAGAAGATCTTCTAGTGATAAATCCATAATCATAGAAAGAAGGTTTTTGACCAGTAGTAAATGTATAATTGCTGGAAATATTCCTACTTGGATTATCAATAGTTGATATAACACCTTGAACTTTTGATTCATCGAAAGTAACTATTTCACCTTCTTCAAAAGAAGTTTGATTTAGTACAATAAATGAAATTTGAGCATCAGTTAAATTTTCTGCATAAATTCCCTTAGCACCTGTTTTGGCACCAGTAAATGTTTCACCAACAATTAAGTCAGTAGTCTTTCCACTAGCACCATTTAATGCTGTTAATGTTACTTTAGGTGCAGATGCACTACCAGTATCATTAGATTCAAATACACCAAGAATCTTAACAACATCACCCTGATTTACTACGATTCTCTTATCCTGTACTCTTGTTCCTGTTGGGAAATTACCATATACCAATCCATCATTTAAAGTTGTTGCACCAATACCAGATCCACTCTTAGTAGAAGAATTGACAATAACAGAATTTACTCTATTAAGTCTCTTAATCTTATGAGATGGTTTTGATTTAGTTAATGTTGCTATCAATACACAACCAGTACTATCTGCACCCAAACCATTAATTTGTAATGTAGTAGATCCAGCAGTAAACACAAACATCTCATCAGTAAGTTCTACAGTTGATCCATCACCTTTTATTAATAAATATCTTTCTTCATCAAAAGGTAAAAATGTTTCATTAGTATCTGCAGAAAGTGCATTTGTAAACTGACCATTACTAATAGCAATACCAGTAAATGTTTTTCTAATTGTTAATGTAGCATCAGTAAGATCAACATCCGAGATAAAGAATTTCGGCATTAATGTAAACAGACTATTTTCTGTACCATCTTCAAATGGAGTTTGTACAAGTCTTAAATTTGGTACATTTAAAGTAGTACCTGCAGTACTTTTATATAATGCACCTTCAATAACTCCAGCAACAGTTGATACTCCAGTTATAACAACATCATTGGCATTAACTTCAGTAATTCTTCCATATGAAGATAAATTGTTACCCAATCCACCAAATGAAAGTATATTTCCAACCTTTAAATTGCCTGGGAATAATACATTTTCACTGGTTACTGTACTAATAGAAACGGCACCTGTTCCTGTTGCAGATGTAAGAGTTGCTTCTCCAAAGACTGTACTAGATTTCTGTACAACATTAGAACAGAAACTTCTTGCAGCACCAACATTGCCTAATTGTGGACCGCCATAAACAGACTTAATATCCCCAATACCATATGATGTAACTGCAACAGCAACACGATTATTAGGTATTCCATTAAATTCAAATGGTTCATTCTGTAAAAATTCTCCAGATTTTTCATAAACATCTAAAGATGTACTATTACTTACAGCGTCCTTTAGAAATCCAGTAGCACCGCTATACTTTCCTTTAATTTCAGTAGGAACAGTAAGAGATATTGTATTGTTTAATGTTATCCTAGATGTTAATTGAACATCATAAAGTGAAATATCCCACTCATTTGTATTTGCATTAGTTGCACTATATGATCCAGATTCTAATGCATGGTCATAAACTCTTGCAAGACCAATTTCTTGTCCTGCCATTTTAAAAGTATTATCACCAAGTCTTTCACTTCTTAAACTAACAATATAAGTATTACCAGTTCCAACCGTAGGAGTTCCAGTAACTGTATTAAGACGTAATGATTTACCTGTTCTATAATTAACTGCTTGACTTTCTAATCTTTTTGTTGTTCTTGTTTTTGGACAATCTACAAATTCAGAACTAATTGTCTCAATTTCATATCCTTTAACAAATGCTTTACCTGGACTAACTTGATATACAGCAAGATCTTCAGCTGCTAAAGTTCCAGATGGAGTAAATTGACCTTCTTCAAATACACCATTATTCCCAAGACCATCATTTAAAGAATTTTTTACAGAAACATCAAATGACTTAATAGTATAATCACCAGATTCTGCAAATGTTCTTCTGGCAAGTTCATCTGCAATGAAATTATACTTTGTATTTTTTGTTTGTGATTTTAAAGTACCATCTTGAATAACTGCCAATTCAATGAAATTGGAATCATTAAAATCATCTAATGGTTTAATGTATAAACTAACATCAATTTTTAATCTATCAGCACCTGGTGCTGCATAATTATTAAATCCTTTTGCATTATCTCCTAATGATGGATCTTCATCAGCATTAATAATATCTTCCTGAATTCTTAAACCTATTCTACCACTAGGACTATTATTATATTGACTTAAAAGGATTGTTTCATCTTGTACATTTACAAAATTACCTCTTATAAAATAAACACCATTAGAAATTGAGAACGATGCACCTGTAGAAGTAGCATTTGTAGCAATACAAGAAGCGAAAGATTCCCCAGAAGGAATAAATGCATTATTTTGTGGACCAGAAATTATATCACTATCTGACGTTAGAAGTTCACCATCAGCAAATACTTTAATATTACTATCTTCAACACCAGAAGACATGTATGAAACATATATTGTTAAATTCCCTCTTTCAGACTCTTCTTTTAATAAAACTTGCTTAATTATAGCAGTTACACCAGTACTTAATCCAATTATTTTTCTACCAATTAACTGATCGATATAATAATCGACAGGTACTCCTAAATGACTATTATTCAATTCTACAGCAAAAAACTCTGGTGAATACGCAGTATTTCCAGGAATTACTTTAGCACCTTCTTTAAAAAAGTGCTGACCGAACTTTTCAATCTGATTTTGAAGAATAGATTGAAGACCACTTAGTTCTCTTGCCTGAACAGGATATCCAGGTTTAAAAAGAACCTTATGATAACCATCATTGGCATCAAAATCGTCAAAATATGGGCTGACGTTTAGATTGGTTTGTTGAGCCATAGTATTTTAGAACTGTAATATGATCTTGATGTCTTCTTTTTGGTTGGAAGATCGTGTAATAGACGGTCTGTGGTCAACGTATATCATATTTCCAGAATATTTTTTAATTTCTGGGTTTGCTAATCCTTTAGTGAATGACTGACCAAGGTAATATGTCCTATTATTTATTGATGTCGATAGACCACTAAATGTAGTACTAATGGACAAATTAGAACTACCTCCAACAATGATTCTATTACCACCAGAAGTTGGGTCAGCAGTAAACCTTGTTGTATCATAACCATATGTAGCGGCTGCAACAGTTTGAGCAGTACCAACAGTATTAAAACCAGCAATGGTTCTATCTTGCCAATACTTTAAAACTCCAGTAGTTTGGTCATAACTAACAGTTCTACCAACAGCAGTAACACCAGTACCAACTGTTTGAGTAATGAACCCATCAGCAGGGAAAGTCACAGAACTATAACCAGTACCACTTAATCTTATAGCATAAGTAGCAGCTGCTTTATCAAGAGTAAGTAACTGAGTAGAACCAAATGACCGAGGATTCTCAATAATACCTATTCTTGCGAATTGGTTGCCTGTTATAAAGTCAGGGTTTTCTGCATCATTTTCAATTCTTGCATAGAGTAATGCACTACTTGCACCCAATTCACGATAAATGTCTTTACCATGACCTCCTGGTGGAGGAATAATTACGTCAAGAGTTGGTTCTGTTGTAGGGGTTGGAACAGATCCAGCAGCAAGATCGACATTACCATAAGTGTAACCATAACCTTCATTTGATACAGTAACACTCTCTATTTGCTGGTCATTATTAACAACAACTGTACACTCTGCATCAAATCCATCACCTTTAATTGGAACTCTTGTATAAGTCTGGTTAGCAGTACCAATACCAGTTCCCCTATTTTTAACAACAACAATTTTAATACCACCATCAACAGCATTATTACGAATAGCACTATCTGTAGTATTAGTATCCCACTCTGCAGGAACAGGCATAAAGTCTGTAGAATCAAATTTGATTAAATCTGCAGGTTTAATACTATAAAGATACTTCCAAATATAACCATCACCAGAAGTACCAGCAATTCTTGGTTCTAAATCAGTGAATGTTGGTTCATCCAAAGAAGGTTTTCCATCAGGTGTTTCTGGTGTAGTTCCATTCTGTAAGCAAATATAAACCCTATAATCACTATTAACTACAAAAAAGTTTGCAGTATATAATGA